CGGCTTCATCGACAATCAGGTTGAGGATGCAGTTCTTCCCGATCAGCTTCGATGTATCAAACTCGGTAGGCACCTCTCCGTCAGGAAGTTTACGGCCCAGCAAACCCTCAAGACGGGCCCGAAGCTTGCTCTTAGGGTGCAAGCTGGGGGTAATATACTCAGAAATCAAGTATCGTACATCAACACCGGCCTCGTTCTTGTGGGTTTTCAGAGTCTGATATGTGGCAACGCATGTCGTCTTGTTCTCACCCTGCGGATTGACATAAATAAATGGATCCGAAAAATCCGCAATAACCGCCTGCTGTGATCCCGTTAGACTGTCGTATGCAACTGATTTTTTGATAATCATTTTGGTGTTTCCTCTTTTTCAAGTTTTTAGGTTTTTGGTTTTGTTTCTACCTCTACTGGAACGGGAACTGGAACGGAGACTGGAACCGGAACGGGAACTGGAACTGGAACTGGAATCTCTCGCTGTACCTTGTGCTCCTCCAACGCACAGTTGATTAGGTGTCTTAACAAATTGGAAATCGTCATACCGGAACCATCAGCCAACGCCCTGAGACGCCGGTGGGTAGAACGATAAATGAAAAAACTAATCTGCTGCTTTTCTTCAACACAACTTTCCAGATTCGGCTTGTTAATAATAACCATTTTTTAGATCCTCCTCCTTTTCTGTTTTTTCAACCCATGTTTTTTATCTTCACTACATTATATCGATCTAGTAAAAAAAACTAAACTAAAAAATTTATTTTTGTTTTACGGGTTCCACTTACTAAGCTTTAGAATATTAGTAGGTTATTACAATTTTTTACTAAATGGATCAAATCAACTATTATAAGACTATGATCAACTATTATAAGACATGGTGAATTTTATGCGCGCTGGAGCCAGTCATGTTTTTTAAAAGGCATAAAACCGTAATATATTTAAAACTTCATAGGGAAAAAATATTACGGTGGCGAAATTACGGTGAATTTTCGTAATATCTCGTTTGAAATAAAAACCAGATATTACGGTCTACAAAAACAACGCCGAAAATAAACATATATATATAGGGGGTATAATTTCAGCTAGTCACTATAATACTACCCCCCATCTGTTATAATACTACTACGAAATTGGTACCCCCTATATATATGTATATTTTATAAATCTAGTAATATCGTAATAAAGGCTAGCGAAACTGTTCACCATCAACGATATAACGGTTTTACAACAACGATATACGGCATGATGTACCGTAATTTCTAGTTTTTTGCGCCGTCAAAACCTACAGACCTGTAAAATTGAGAATGTTCAAATAAGGAATCGGATTGGAAGTTTTGTCAAATATGACAAAGTTTCAAATAAGGAATCGGATTGGAATGTTCAAATAAGGAATCGGATTGGAGCTTGTGGCAAAGTGGTTTATTTTTAAACAGCGGTTTTGTACCTGTCCCGCCAGGCCTGGAAGGTCCGGTACGCCGACGATCGGCTGTCACCTTTGGTTTTTTCGGATCGCAGCCTAGTCACCACACCTAAAGCTGTGCGGGCACCACGCGCCATCAGCTCCCGGTTGGCGTGTGGTTGTGGGTACGATGCTGATCTATTGACAAATGAGCAGAAGTCATTGATATAGACATTGGCCATAATAACACTGGTCCCGTCCGAGCCCCAGGCGCTGTAGTCCGATCTGTCAGCTGAGGGCCACAGGGCCTGGGCAGGGCCATCGTTCCAGCTGTGGTTCTTTTGTCGCAGATATTGACAAGCGGTATTACGCAGACAGCCACGGATGTAGCTGCTGAAATATTTTTTTGCAATAGCGGTCAAGAGTATTAAAGGATTATTACAGATCTCCAGGTAAAACGACTGAAGTATGTCGGCCCTATCGTCAGGGTTTGAATAACCGGCCCATCGCAGGTAGCGGTCCAGTATCCTGCCGTTGTGAGAAGCCATCAGGCCGGGATCAACAGTTACAAACATGCGGTACCAAGCTTTCTCCAGATTTTACGGTACCTGTCCCACGAGCACTGTCGGGACCGTCCTATCTGGTCCCAGGAGGCTCCGGCCAGCAGGGACCTGCCGACACTGGCTGCCACCATCGATCCTGGCACCTTGAGCCTATTTAAGCGGTTAAGCCAAGCGAAGAACAGGCTGATCTCGACGGCAATGTCAGGGCTTTGTGATCTGTCGGTAAGGATATCCGTCTTATCCATGTTCAGTCCGTCGATATTTATGAATTCACGCAGTTTTCTGTTATGATGGTATCGCCAGCACAGCATCTTCAGCGAATGGACTATAAGCGGGGTTTCCAGGTCGATAAGGTTTTTCCGTAGAGCCTTGACGATCCATGTGTGGTACAGATCATCTACATCCTGTGCCGGTACACCCCATCCCAGAAGGTACCGGATCATCAGCTTTTTGTTCGACCGGTAGAACCGGTCGGGATCTGATATTATTATCAATTCATCCATTTGGAAACACCTTCATGATCTGGGATGTACTGTCAATAATATATCTGGGATCTTCGTATTTGTAATTGCTGCAGATCTGGGTACCAGACGGAAATATGTAGGTTATGATTTTTTCTCGGTTCCATTTATCCCAATCGGTGGTGTAGGTTTTGAACGGCTTCGCAAATATGCAGTCCTTCGGCAGTTCCTTTTCATCGACAACCTGTATGTCATGCAACTTCAGTAGATATTTCAGTTCGTCCGTATGCTCGATGTTTGCAGCCCGGTGAGACGAATCATACGCATATTCAGTACACATTCCCATATATATAACCTATTATATCGAATCAACAGGCTGTAATTAAAGGAAAATAAAAAATTCAACTTTAATAATCTATTAATAGTTCCGTAGTATAGTATGAGGACAAAACCTATAACCCTGGCACAGCTGATACGGTTGATCCGCCGTCGTCGACGCAGGAGACGCACAAAATGATGAACGACAGCACATCGGTCGAACAGTTCTACCGTCAAAACGACGGCGATCTCCGCCACATGATCCACTCCCGCATATGGCGGGACAGGGATTTGGCACAGGATGTTGCCCAGGATTTTTATCTTATGTTAAGTGCCCACCCTGTCCTTGATGTCTACGATTCGTCAAGAGCGCAGTTTTCGACCTACATTTACGGATGCATGCAGAATATCCTCAACACCTCGCTGAAACGGTCCTGGTCTGAACGACAGCATATACCGTACGACGAGCACCACGACAACCGACAGGACAAAGGTATCAGTTATGAGTTGTACGAGCGGGTAATGGCCTTTCGGTCATTTATACAAGCCAACTGTGACACCACCAGGGCCATGGAATATCTCGAATGTAAACTGATTGGCAAGCCGATCCAGTCGTTAGGCCAATCAGCTTGGAACGAATACCACAAACTACTCAACGATTTCCTGCGGGCGGAAAAGTTTACGGAAGATCAGCTCGGATAAAATCAACTTATCACCACACGGCAATTTGACAACCCAGTCTCCACGCTCTACACGGAGTAAACCTTTGCGTGTGTTAAGAAACACCGCGTGTTTGTCAATGGCCGGAAATGTGCAGAGACCTAGCTGATCGATGGCCAGCGGGTCACCTGTCCATGCCGTGGCCTCGACATCTCTGAGCATTTTTATTTTGTAGAACATAATGCGTAGTCAGCGTTGTCGCAGCCGTGTCCCGGCAGACATCCGGCGCAGTTGACTGACAGTATTAATGCCAGCAGTAGGATCACCTTTAATATTTTCGTAGAATGCATTTATTTTTATCTTCCTTTCGATCTGTACTGTATTGGTATACCGCAACCGTGAGATACTGATGACCGACCCGAGCGACACGCTGAGACGGTCGACATTGTTGTCCCTGAACTCTTTGTCGTCGGCGTACGCCCAATAGTCAAGCAGGATGCGTTCATGGTCTATGTTAATCAAACGGCCCAAGGTAATAAACTTCAATAGGTTATCAACACCGGAACAGTGGTCCCAGAACTCCACTAGGATCAGGTCGCCACGCTTGAACCGCTTTATCTTCTTCATAAACCAGCCCCCCATTCGTCCAGCTCAGGCAGGTAGTTGTCGCAGTTATCTGGTGTCAATGTGTTGCAGTCCTCGCGGTGTACGCATCGAGCGCAACAGGGCTTAAAGTCGTTGAGCTGATCGTTTATGAAATATTCTTCGTCGTCTTTACTCATACGAAGCTCTGTGCTATGATATCCATGATAGCCTGCTCATCCTCGTCTTGTACAAGCAGGAACGGACGGGCAGGTAACCTGCTTGTCCCTTGGTCATGATAGGTACCGTAGCCGACACCCTCGTCGACATACACCGTGTCGCCAACGATCGAATAATGAATGCTATGGTACAGGTCACCAGTCTTGCGCAGGATCGGCCAGGGGTTATCATCCTGTCGCGGTTCCCAAGCTGATGGCCGTCCTTCCTGGTCGAAGTTGGTGTGGACGCTCTCAACCAGCAACTGGCCGATCGCGTCCATATTGATCTCTTGCCCCTGGTCGTGGATGCTGTCAAGGATGGCGGTGTAGTCACTGATGTCAATATCTATCATTTCAGATCTTCCTCATTGTATCATACATTGTTTATTTTATAGACCAATATACCGGACCATAGTTCGATCTCGTCGATGGTGCCCTGTGTTCCATTAATCCTTATTGACACGATCTCGTGCAAGCCGAACTTTGCTATTATCGCTCCGTTTTCTGTCATGTCGATCCACCCGGTTTTGCCGTTGAACCACCCTGCCGTTCCATCTGCTTGGCGGTCTCCTCAAGGACCCTCATCTGGAACCGCGTCAGCTCGAACTGCAACTCCTTAACTCGCTCGTGACTTTTCGCTTCTTCAAGCTCAGCTAGCGCTATCTTCTCGGAATACGCAGCCATCTCGAGCTGTAGTTTAATCTGTCCTATTTCACTCATTCCTTTTCCTCCTTAATTTGTAGATCTGTTGCACTAGACAACGCAGGGCCATAGTTGTCGCACGGCTGCTTCAGGACCTTGCAGTCGACTGAATGGACACACGACTCACAGCGGTGTATATTCCCGCTCCAGTCCTTGTTGTTGTAATCCCTACGCGGTTGGCGTTTTGACTTCTGTCTCATTCGGCTCCGCCTTGAACATCTGGTCTTTACTGTTGGTCAAGAAGTTTTTGATCAAATACGCTATACCAGCTGTTATACCAGCGATGCCACAGACACCAAGCTCCGACAGCTTCGGCAACCGGCCTGCCTGGATGGTTGGTAACAACGCTGTCAGGAACGCGGTGATTGCCGCGACAACTATACCTTTGATCAGATCATCCCACGCAAGCTGAAAAAGTTTCATACTGAAACACTCCTTTTTTTGGTGTAGGATATTATAAGATTTACCGTGACGAAACAGATCTCCGGATTTTCATCATCTATCTTTTCATCGTACTGAAAAGATCCAACATCGTAGGCATGATTGGTGGTTTCCAATTCATCCGCAACCAATCTTATTCTCTCAATCAAGGATTTTTTTGGATATTGACTCATTGTTTATTTTGGATTCAGTTCTGTCTGTCTTATTTTCCCGGTTCCGTTGCATTTCTTACATTGGTCATCGCCTTTTTTACCTTGTCCACCACACTGGTCGCAGGCCACTCGCGGTACATCCTTTTTTACAGCGTACCAGATCGATTTGACAATAGGAATTGATGATGCGACCGTAGCCAGAATCTTGAATGGATTAAACTTCATAAAAATCCTCCTTTGGTTTATTGACATAGGTTGAAAAGGTCCACTATCCTGCGATTCCATGTTAACAGGAACTGCTTCTTGTCCGGGTATTTCCTTACCATTTGACAATGCTTTTCGAGTCGTCTTAATAAATAGGTACGCGGTTCGTAACAGCCCTGCAATAACTCTTTACCAACGGTCGGATTGAACATTATGTAAGTATCGAAATACACCAGGGCCATACACGAATCGCCCATCCTGCCCGCGTTGGATTCAAGCCATAACCTGTTGTAAACATGTCGGGCGCTGTCCTTTGTGATTCGTTTTACTTCTCCGTGATAGGTCCCTGACAGACCGTAATTGTAGTCTACCCCATTGTAAACCACATGGCCGCCCTCGTGTGATAAAACGAACGAAATCGCCCAGTCCCGGATAGAGTCACTGAGCTCTGCCCGTACCGTCCAAGCAAACAGCAGGATACTACATATCGTCAAACGAAACACCATAGTTCGCCATCTCCTCATGCAGTTTGTCACGAACCACCTGTAACTCGTTCATGTCCTCATACTTAATGGCAGACCGCAGGTACTGGTCCAGGTCCCAGAGGACACAGTAAGCTGACTGGGCCTTGTTGGCCATCACGAACTCCTTCTGTTCGTCAGGCAGATTAAATTTCAATACGGCTTCGCTCATGGTTCCACTATTTCATATTTGAGATTTCTGGATTTTAAATTTTCTATGGCATCTTTAAAATTTTGTCCGTGTGCATACAATTCAGCCCGCTCCATAGTGTATCCATTTGCACAAAGATTACACAAAAGAATACCTCCGGATCTTGCCTTTATAAATTCTTCCTTTCTCGTACATTCTTCATGTGCAGAAGCGCATGATGGAATCTTTTTTACAAGATCATAGTAGATTAATTTACTCAATGATTGCCTCTTCGTATTGCGTCAAGTCTGTCCTGCTTGACCTGTTCCTCGATCATGGCTGTCAGCTTGTCCAACTTCAGTCCTCGCTCTCGCTATTTGACAGTATTCCTCGTTTATTTCTATGCCGACGAATCTGAAGCCTTCTTGTTTACACAGGCCTTGCCAGTGCTGCCTGAACCTGCGAACGGATCCAGGATCAAGCCTTCAGGAGGCGTCACAAGGCGGCATAGGTAAGCCATTAGTTTTGTGGGCTTAACCGTTGGATGGCCATTTTTACTCGGAAAAGAATTCGTCTGTTTTCCAGGTTCGAGTTGACCGTTTTTTTGGCCTAGTCCCTCATCCCTGTCGGATTTCGACGCCTTCGCACAATAGAAAAAGCGGGCGGCGGAACCTTCCTCATTGTAATTACTTAAAGATCGTTTTGACTTTCCAGAATGATAAGGGTTGTTATTTGATTTAGTATCAGAATAAGGAGTGCTCTTGCTATTCGGGAACAGCCTTGTCACCTCTTCGCTTCCGTCATGGATCAGGTTGGCGGGGAAGCGTCCTTTCTTCCAATCATCAGTTATAGATCCGATGACTTTGCAGTGATTTACTGCCAGATCAGTTGAGGATGAATGATTAAATAATTTTCTATTAGTTTTATCTCCTTTAGGAAGTACCACTCGGCACCCGTCGATGTTCAGTCCTCCGGTTCCCCACTTGATGACATTCTCCGCAATTGTCAAGCCCTTCTCGATCGGCTTGCGAGCTATGATGATGGGCTCCCAGGCAGGCTTCAGGCCTGTGCCCCATCCAGCCCAAGCAGCAGCAGCAGCAGTTATGGGGTCACCCTTCGGAGAGCGTTCATATTCTTGTCCAAACGATTCCCCGGATCGTGTTGGTGCCCCTGCTTGCCCCCGATGAAAGCCGTTCGATTTATCAATCGCCTTGCTTATGTCTAAACTTTTCGGAAACCCGCTCCCGTAGGCCCACATGACGGTGTCACGTATCTCCCAGCCAGCGTCCTCGATGGCAACTGCCAACCGATGATGAGTCCGTGTGCCGCCGAACGCCAGCAGATGAGCTCCTGGTTTGGCCACACGAAGGGCCTCCTTCCAGAAGGCAGTACCTGGAATACCAAGGTCCCAGTCCTTGCCCATGAACGACAGGCCATAAGGCGGGTCGGTCACAATGCTGTCGACGGAGTTTTCATTCATCTTCGGCATCTCGACCAGACAGTCGCCACAAATTATTGATCTGTCAGGCAATCCCGATCTAATTATTATATGACCAGCGTCTTCAAATTCTTTTTCGGTTTTTGTCATTGGACAAGGACCAACAGTAACTTGCCCGATTTCGATCATTTCATCAAAAGTAAAATTCATTTCTTTACTGTCCTCTCCTGATGCCGTTCAGCCTGGTCTGTCTTGACGATTCGTCGGCCATTTCTATCAGCTTGTCAAGTTTGGCATTGATTTGGGTATTCAGCTCGTCGATTTTCTGCGTGTGCTGGACGATCGTGGTCTGTGCAGCACTTACATTGCTGTTGTTGACCAATGCATAAGCCACACACGACGACACGAATAATATGGTGATCGGTATCCAGACCTTAATCCAGTCGTAAAAGTTTTGTTTCTCAAGATAGACCGTCATCACCCATTCCTTTAATTTTTCAAGCGTGCTGGTATCATCGCTCATTTGTTACCGCCTTGGTCGCGGGTGTCGTGTGTTAAGTCTTCTATTGTACTATTCGCTGGGTCCTCTTGTTTCGTGGGAATTCCAGGAACTTCGGCACCTGCCGAAATGTCGAATTCCGTGTCGGTCAAGTTGAACCTGTTCTGGAAATATTCTTTTGTAAACTTTACGCCAGCCTGCTTCAGGTAGACCGCTAGCTTGCCATCTGACTCTGTCGGGGCCGACGCTTCCACCAGTTTGAATTTCGGCCGGGCATCAGATGTTGGCCAGTTCAGTTCATAGATCCAGCTGATAAGGGTATTATAAACGCCTTCGATAATAGCTTTGTCCTCGGCCACGATATCGTCACGGATCGTACTGTGAACTTTTCCAAGGGCATAGGCACCGCCGGTATCGCCAACCTCGGTGGTGAGCGTCTGGCCGAGAATGCCGATTGCTATTTCTTTATTCATAGCCTCGATATAATTTTTGAAAATATCGGATGATGCGGTATCGTTCATTTTCAAAGCTTCGACATTGAACTCTGACGGATATGCCACAATGCCATCCTGCAAAGTCTTGTCGATCATGTCGATCATTTCCTGTACACGAGCCTGTTGACTTCCGAGAGGATACGACGCCTTGACCCAAGGCATTCCAAACTTCTCGCAGAAGGTTGTCCAAAATTTCATTCCTGCGTGCCGAAACTTAACAGGCCAGTATATAACCGAGCCAAGAGGACGACCGTACGGACGCTCATAACTGGCACGGTAGCGGGCAACGATGAATTTATAAGGCGGAACCTTTTCGCCCTGAGTCATGTTGGTCTTGGACATATAGCGTAATTCGTTTGTATCAGAAAAACGAAACCAGTCAGGATCCTTAGGGACCAGGCCTGATGGAAGCACCAGGCCCATGACTTTCTCCCACATAGTTTCGGCTGGCTGATAACCAAAAAAGGTACAGTTAAGCATTTCGTTTGATATTTCGGAAATGGGCCAGCCTTCGAAAATAGCCTTGATGATATTGTACTGTCTCGACAGACAGTTGTTCCGGTCGAGTGACCAGGTCTGTCCAAGGACGCCGGCCTTACGAGATGACAGACAACCATTTACATGCGAATCTTCGAGTAGGTATTTATATTCTGAAATATCTTTTCCGAGGGCCCGCAGGGTTTCTGAGGGGTTCGGCAGGAACTGGAAGGTGGTTCCCCAGTCGTTCCAGGCGGTCTGTCTAGTTGCTATCTCGGCGGAGATAGCTTTAGCTGAAAAGTTCCTTGTCCCGCCTACGATGAGACCTGGTTGGAATTTTTTGTAACGGCCCATAAAAAATGCTCCTTATTGTAAATATCCAGCCATGATATTTTCTGTCTGGCGGGTTCTGATCTTATGTTCGAACGCACCCATATCGGTTGGAGAATTTCTGCTGACAACAGGACGGACTGGACCGATAGCCCCTGACCCGTTCATGTAAAGCAGCACCTGTGTGCAACTGTCAACGATATCATCGTGCTGTCCAGCGGGAAATAAAGAAAATTCGTCGGTCAAAGCCTTATTCCATTTGCCACGCAACAGTTGCACCCGCCCCTGCTCAAGCAAAGGAGAAACGGCCGTGGCCCTGGATACCTTGTCTCGGTCTATTTTATATGGACAAACGGGCATCGTACTCTGCCTGAACATCTGTATCAGGCTTTGTCCGCTTGCCCGGTCCTCGACCAGGACCACGTCCGGATGGTATCTCTCATATAGTTCTTTTGTTTTCTCGATTAATTTTGGAAAATCCAGCCGATCCTGAAACATATCGGCACAGATGTATTTGTCGCGGGTCTGGATCCAGAGCGTACAAACGCTAAAGTCAGGATCCTGCGACTCCTGGGATTTTTCTTTGAACGCCGTGTCCCAGCTTAAAATCTTTCGCATTATCTGCGTCTCGTCGGGCATATTGTCGGTATACTGCCACCAGGAATCCTTGAATAAAACATTGGCCGAGGCTTCAACGAACTCGGCATCGATTTCCTGCGCCCGTATGATCGACGGGGTGTCCTGCTCGAGCTGGTGTATGGCGTCCTGCGACAACTTATAATTCTTATAAGATGAAAATTGGTAGGATTTCCAGTCAGGATCATTACCCTGACCTCTCTTGAAGAATTCGTAGAACAGATGTTCCTTACCTTGTTTGTCCAGTTTACCTTTGGGAGTTCCAACGAAAAACACCCGCGCTTTCTTATCGATGGTCATGGGAGCTATAGTATTGTACCATAAGGACTTTCCATCACGGAAAATTAAACCGGCCTCGTTGCAGATTACGAAATCGTAACCGAAACCTTCCATATTTTCGGGCCGTTCGGCTGATCGCATGTCAAGATAGCCTTCGAATAATTTTAGAACTTTTTTCTGGTCCTGCCAGATCCAGACCCTGTGCGAACGCCTGTCCATCTTCGGAAGCTGATGGATCAGCGGTAAAAAATATCGTTCGAAATACAGCGACAGATTAACCTGTACGGTATCGACCCATAGTCCGCGTTTTCCTTCGGTCAATTGCTCGATACAGTATAATACCGCACCATAGGTACCACCAGCCCGTCTACCCTTGGCCAACATAACATAGCGGGCGGTCTCTTTGTTGAAGACCTGGTTCTGCATAGGCATATAGGTCAGTCGGAACCCGTGCTCTATTTCGTTTCGTACGTCGGTCATTTTTTAATTTGTCGTTCCGTCGTCGATGACTTTTGTCAGCCTGACATTGATGGTGCTGTTGCCGGGTAGCTCGATCGGGATAGACCCGGCGCGTTCCTTCCAGCGATGCGGGGCCCGGTTTTCCAGGTAATATTTGGTTGGAATCCATTCACCTTTCATTATGCGATCCTTGACATTTGACTCTGCTATGTCGATCATAGACTCGTCGATATCATCGACAGCTTGGGTAAAGTCTTTGTCAAATGATTTTTTTGCGGGATTAGTCCAGTTCCTGAAGGTTTCCCGGTTGACGCCCGCTGTCTGGCAGGCCTTGGAGATGACCATCCCGTTCTTTGCGTACTCTTCAAGAAAAGCCTTTTTAATCTCGGAACGTCTTGATATTTGCATAAGTCTTTGAGCCTCCTATGGTTACTAATTAATTACAAATTCATGGTAGATTTTGTCAAAAATGTGGTAAAAAGCGTACAAAAACAGGTAAAATAGGTCGGATTTAGTGCAAATTTGTGGCCCATATACCTATTATTATAGCCAATCAGGAAGAACTAAATTTTTTTCATTAATTTTCCTGTCCTTTTATTTAATAATTAAATAGAGGCAAAATGCCATATCCATCGGAAATTGCAATTCGTATGAAGGACCCTGGGCAGTATAACAGGTTCATTCGAAAGAACCTGGATACCGGTGTGGATGCCATAATCGGCTTCAAATCAGGTTCCGGATCCGAAGTTCAGGCTCTCAGGTTCGATAAAACGAGGTTTTCGGTAGCAGAGGCGCGCAAATGGGCCTCCAGCCATGGGTTTAAGTCCCCGATATCCGTGGAGCCTGCAAAGGAATCGAGCGATCATATGGCCGTTTCTGATGTTGTAGTAAGAGGCGTTGTTAGATCTGGTAAAACCGAAAACCTGGGCGTACGCGATGGAAAAGGACCGCTTGGTGGCACGGCTCTTTGTCCTCACAACGAGGACGATGAGGAGGATCTGGAAGATATGACTGAAAGTAAAAAAATCGATGAGATGATCGAAAAAGACGACAAAGAGTGCTGGGTTGAAGCTTTTAAGATTGGCACCCACACCGACAGTGACGGTGATGTCAAAGACTGGACCGCAGACGATATCAAGACAATAGCTGATAAGTATAATGCCAAGGTTGCCACGGATAACCCAGAAAGACGGGTTGCTCCAGTGGTTCTAGGCCACCCGACAGCTGATGCTCCAGCTTATGGTTGGGTCGAGAAGGCTAAAGTTCTCGGTGATAAGCTGATGCTTAAACTCAGCCAACTACAACCCGCGTTCGTCAACGCTCTCAAAGAAGGACTTTACAAAACCCGCTCTATATCCTTATATCCTGATCTCAACATTCGACACCTTGGATTTTTAGGTGCCGCCCAGCCCGCAGTGGCTGGATTGGCCCCGTTTAAGTTTGCGTCGGAAGAAAAATATGACACATATGAATTCAGTCAGGAGGACAGCGTGGATGTAAATATGTTGAAAACCGAAAATAAATTCTTCAAACGGTTATTCGAACTTTTTCACATAGATGTCAAAAACTTCAAAGGAGATGGTAATATGGCTGACACTAAGATTGAGACCAAGGTTGAGCCGAAGATTGAACCGACTGCAGTTGTAGCTCCTGTCGAGAAGAAAGTCGAAATGACAGAGCCAGTTGTCGAAAAGAAAGTGGAACCGGTGGTTCCTCCTGTGGCTCCAGTCATCGCTCCTGTCGTGCCGGTGGTGGACTTTACGGAA